TCACTGCTGACCTGAATTCGGGACTATCCCGATCAACAAACATTTGAGCAGTCTCTGGGTTAGCCAAAAAATCAATCAAGTCGGACCCGATTGGATGTTCCGCTGGTTCAACTCTAGCCAGAGATTCTAAAATCTTTGCGAGTTTGACCTGATCAAGGGAATCCTTTTCAAGAGCAATCGTTTCGATGCTCCACTTTGACAAAACATCAAGACCATAGCCGTTACCTTGCTCCATGATCTCACCAAGATAGGTAGACCCTGGACCTTTCTGACCCTCTACAACAGGTAGAAGTTCTGGGTGTTCATCAGTTTGTTTCCACTTATTAGCCCCAATTGGTTTGACAAAGTTTTTGCCATTTCGATGAGTCCAATAACCCATCTCGCCATGGAACCATGTGCCATCACCAACGTCTTCCCATCCTCTACCTAGATCCATAATGGATCGGTCAAGAGCAGAAATCTGGGTCATGTCGTGGATCTTTTTGAGGATCTTGGGAACCTCATCAAATCGGTATGTCCTCTGTTCAACTCCCAGGTCCGATGCCAAAGATCGTCCTAATGTCAAATCGCCATCTGCGGTCAACGTGAACTTGCCGCGACCCTCTGCCGTGAACGTGACCGATTTTACTGTTCCAAACTTGTCTTCACTCGTTTTAGATTTCCATCCAGATTCGGTCAGAGAATCCAACTCTTTGATGCCTGGAGTTCTGTTGTCAATAACTCCTTCTTCTGAAAACTTGCTCGCGTTATCCCGCCGGTTTGAGGCTGTAGCACTTGGAACAAGGGCCTTCAACCCTCCAAATGCAGTCGCAGTCACCGCAGCGTTCCGAACAGCCTTGAAGAACCTATCCCAATCCCCCTCAACAAAAGCCTTAGCTCCGTCAAACCAGTTCTCGTAATCGAGAGCCGAGAACCCAAGACCCTCAATAAAACCACCGGCAGTTCTAGCCGGAAGGTCTGCCCAGTTTTTGTTTAGAAGGGCCTGTCTACTAATCCCCCCTAATTTGCCCGCCATCAACATAAATGGAGTCATTAGCGATGTCATGGTCCCAACCGTCAAAGGATCCTGAATCACGGGCCGACCATCTTCATCTAGGACATTATTTCCTTCCTCATCGAGTTGAGCGATGCCCATCACGGGCTTACCCTCCTCATCTAGGATAGGATTTCCTTCCTTATCGAGTTGAGCGACGTATGCAGAAGCGCCCCCCACAATTCCAAACCCAGCCATTGTTTTCAGGACATGCTGACCAACACCTATAGCAGTGTCGGCAAACTTTGGGTCCTTCTTCGCTAGTAATTCAATTGGCTTCCTCATTGCTGAAGCCCACTTCTTTGACTCAGCCGCACGTTGCAAGATAAGCGTTGATAAATGCCCCTTCGACGCAGCTTGCTGTATTACCTCTTCAGGTATTTTCAAGGCTCGGGCAAGGTTATGTGATTGCTTACCAATGATCTTCGCGCCAGCAAAACCAACACCCTCGCCAATCATACTCGCTGCTTTCAGAGGACCCCCAAAGATGAAGCCAACGAGATGCCCACCCTCTCCCATGACATCCCTCGCAAACTCCCACCCAGATCCCAAATTTTTACGAAGCAGATCATCCCTAGCGATCTCCTCGTTTTTTTGTTCACGGAACCTATTCAGGTTTTCCGGTGAGATGTCCCCCTCTACAGCCGCATGACCCCAAGCATACAGTCGAGCCGCAGCATCCTTCATCTCCGGGCGGCGATACCTCGCGGCATCCCTCAACCATTGTGGAGATAGACCCCAGGTGTCGTAGTTTTTGATCCCCCAGTCAACAGCAGACCTGATCAGGTTGTCAGAACCAGTAACCAGATTCGCAGTCGGCTTTACTAACTCATCGAAGAACTCGTATGCAAGGCGATCCGCGTCCTTGCCAAGAGCGCCCAATTCTTCCTGCCACGAAGGCTTATAATCTGATTTGTCTACCCCGTAGTATAGCTTGTTGTAGGCTCTGCGCTTTTCAGCCTCCTCCTCCTGGATTACTTGGCTTGTAAACTTTTCCTGAGTCCCCGCACCTGGGACATCAACAGTCTTCGCGGGAGTCTTCCAATGCTGTGAAAGATCCTCTTTCGATTCAGTCGGAGGAGTTACTGGTGGTGGATCCTGATCAGAGCCGGGTATTTTTTTTTTAGAGGCCATTATCTACCTCCAACTACGTCACCGACGCGGCCCTTCCATTCAGCAAGTTTTGCGGTTCCTTCCTTCTTGGCTTGAGTCATTTCTTCATAGGCTTCTATGATTGCATCTACTCTTCCTGTGAGTTGCCACCGTCCCGCATTAGCCTCTAGTGCTTTTTTCCATGTATCGGGTTCGCCTCTGAATACTTCATTTATTTCTCCCCAACCTCTTTTATCAATCTCGAATCCCTCAAACTTCTCCTTTGCAGAGTCGTGTCGCTCTTTGATTTCATCGAGTTCACGTTTCAAAAGTTTGATGTCTGATTCTTTTACGTCTCGCTGTTGCTGTTGCAACCGACCCGCCCTCAAAGCCTCGGTATTTCGATCCATGGAACTTGGAGCCTTTTGAAACAAGGCCCTTGTTCTTTGAAGATCTGTATAATCTCTGTCTGATAAGCGACCATCAGGTCCAGGTTTGTAAGTCCTACGAGAGAAAGAATCTTCATCAGATCCAGGCATCAAAACTTGGATGTTGCCGTCATCATCGCGGGATACACTTCCAAAAAGACTTCGATGCTCTTTAGTCTTTTGTGTTCTCTGTTCAAACACATGCTTTTGCTCTGCTAAAGCAATCTTCTGAGACTCTTGAAGTAATTGCGCTTGCTGCAAAGACATCTTGTTTTGTTCAGCTTGCTGAATTTGAAGAGTCCTTTGATATTGCTGCTCAAACGCTTGTTTCTTCGTCTGGATCTCAGTCATCGCCTGACCCGTCCTTTCAATGTTAGCAGCCATTTGTGCATTTGCTTGATTGCTCATGCCAATTGCTTGCATCTCAATCGGGTACATCATCTGCTGCGACTTTGCGATCCAATCTGATTTTGGTGCTGGCATTTCTATCTCCTAATTCTATTCATAGCTTGATGAGTTGGATCGGGGTAATAGGACCGAGCTTCCTCATCTCTCATTGCAGACATTCTTTCACCAGTAGGCGCACCCTCAAAAACATTATACATATGCTCGTATTGAGGACCTCTTGAATGATCTAGTCCAATTTGACTTGAAGAAACTAGATCGTAAGACTGGCCTATGTTGTTTCGCCAATCAGCAGCATGGCGCATTTGATTCGACGCACTATCTAAACTAGCGTTTTCCCAAGAAGTATGGGGCATGTGACCTCCAGCACCTCCTGTGTTCCATTTAGTTTGGCTTATCGCTCCAGCCATAAGGGCCTCGGCAGCCTGTCTTGCCATCAAACCACTCCCGGCTTCAGCAGCAGCACCTCCAGCGGCACCTCCAGCAGCACCTCCTGCGGCACCTCCTGCGGCACCTCCAGCGGCACCTCCAGCGGCACCGGATCCAGCAGCCTCTACGGCACTTGCTCCAGCTTGATAGACTCCACCGGATCCGGCACCTCCTGACGCACTTCCTGCGGTGGTATAGGCTAAACCACCAACGCCCCCAGGAGCGCCCATTCCAACAACTGCACCCGTTCCTGCGGCACCCGCTGCACCCGCTCCCGCAGCACCCGCTGCACCCGCTCCCGCAGCACCCGCTGCACCCGCACCCGCTGCACCCGCTCCTGCACCAGCAACAGCAGGAGCAACAACAGGAGCCGCCATACCGGCAGTAGCAGCCGTCAAAAGCGCACCGCCCGCAGCAACCGCGAGTTGCTTAGTCTGGGCACTTTTTGCTTCCTTCTTTGCGTCAGCCTGAACCTTTTCCCTATACCTTCCAAGCAAATCAGGGGCTTCTTGTCTTCTATCCATAGTGATATTAGACATATTGCTGTAGTAACCGCTTGTCATTGCAGAAGCACCACCAGGGCGATACGTCTGAAGATTACCAAGCCCTTCTCGTTGCAAGTTGCCAGCTTGTTGAGCCAGCATGTCATTGCGTCGGGCCGCTTGCGCGTCAGCGCGATGCTGTGCCGTTAGAGCATAAAACGAATCGGGAAGCATGTCCGAGTAACCAAACTCGTCCAGATTCTGGTCATAGTATTGAGAAGCTCCCTGCTGTGACCTCCAGATATCGTAATCTTGCTGGTATCCCTGCTGCCCCCAATCTTGGTATTGCCTTCTCCATAGGTTTGTATTGCCTCCTGGATTTTGATACTGCCTTTGGTAACCGAAAGTGCCTTCATTACGGTTTCCTCTTTCTTCCCCTCTTCTATCGTAACCACGGGGGTTTGGACCGCTAAACGGATTTGAATATCCTCCATACATCAGATCATTACCTCTTCTAAACCATTTTCGTATTCGATCGAAACCAGCATTTCAGATACTGCCCTTGCGCTGGCACTAAACGCATCATTTTTTTGTTTCAAAAACCTCAAGATAAGAGGTTCGTGATATCCAAGTGTCCCAGATTTTACTAAATGCTTGAATGGCTCACCAGATGTCATTGAGTCGATGTTTCCTTCTAGCAAGATCCTTTCTTGTTTGTCGTTTGTTTCTGGATGGATAAGCCTCCAATCAAGATCCATAGAATCCAAAGTGCTATCAATAGTGAAAATGATTGCTTTGATTTCACGACCCATAGAGGATCCCAACATCCAATCTACCTTTGGAGTTCCCGCCCCTAGATTGGTCCCCAACGAAGATAGATTTCTGCTTTCCACGTAACTCATCCCAGCCTTTGAACCTCAAGGATAATGTCTTTCACTTTGACATGGCAGTTACTGATGATTTCTAACTTTAGTTGAGCGTGTTCGTGCTGACCAATACCAGTCTCAAACACTGTCCGGTAGTCAGTTAGTCGAGTGCCCCATTGATCTTTTGAAAGACTACCACCGCCAACGTAGTAACTTGTGCCATCTTCCTCGATCACTGAAGCCCTAGCATAGGCGTAGTCGCTGGCACCATTTTCAACATCATGGATGATCTTCACTTCAGAAACAGAACTTCGATCTACACCAAAAGAGGAAAACGGCGTTACTAACGTCATTAGTGTAGCGTTGGATTCAAGCACCGAACTAGAGGTCCAAACAGCCGCACTATTTGCTGCCGTTGGATTTAGAGTGACGCTTCCGCTACCTGAATTCGCTGCCGCTTTGCCCCACCATTCAAGGTCCCCCGTCGAAGACCTGATGAACATATAAGTGTTTTCGGAAATGAGGGCCGAGGTGATTGAGCTTGAGCTAAAGGATGCGGATCCAGTTGCAGCCGCTGAGGATGCAGTGTGGGAAGTAGTACCCGACGCATGATCCACGAACCGGGAGTCCATCTGGTATATGTTGTTGTCTTCTTCAAGTGCAAATATCCTCCAATTTCCATCAGCATCTGGCATTCTTTCCAGATCTACAATGTCATTACCAGTAGGCATTTGATGGGTAGAAAATGAACCCGTCTTATAGTTGAAAGATATAATCAGATCATTTGTTTCTGTGCTGAGACGATCGTCAACATCGTGCCTAGTCCAATTTGACGTTGGCCCAGTCTCTACCGATCCATCAGATTTTTTATCTGAGTTAGTTCTTACAGCCCACATCACCAAAGAATTATCAGGGTCGTGAACTCCAACCGCGTTCCACATCATGTGGCGACTATCCGACACTAGGGTATCCCAAATACCTTTGATTTTAGATCCAATAAATTCCGGGGAAGACCCACGCATCAAAATGACGGGACCCTCTCGCGATAGCCACGCAACCCCGTCAAGAATTTCGACCATTGCATTTGGAGAACAAGACCCATGAGCATCGGATACGACTGATGCTGGTGCGCCAAGAGGCGACCTACCCCAGGAAATCGAATACGTTTCGCTTTCCGTGCATACAATTACCGATTGAGATGAACGAGCCATTCCCCTTACATCGGTGCCACTAACACTATCAAACAAAGACCTATTGATAGAAGGCGTAATACCTGGATGACCAGCTTCTGAATGCAGGACTTGTCCAACATTCATCTCTAGCTCCATCGGTTGCGCAGACGTTATGGACTTTCGGTTGTTGTATTTACCATCTTCAAATCTCCACCACTGATTTAGTGTCTTGTGATGAGAGTTTGGGAAAGCCACTGCAAATGGATCTGTAATAGATTCGACCAAACGAATCTTGCTTCCACTGGAATTTGGGTTTGGGTCTGTCCTAAGACGAGCCGTTGAGCCTTGGTATCCAGAGGACAATCTAAATCCCCCTGACCATCGGCCCCACTGAGGAGGAATCTGCTTGTTGTAGAAACCTGTCTCAGCCCTAACCATCACATAAGAATCATCATCATCGAGAAGAGTTGATGATCCGTATTGGATTAGAGTTTCAATTTTCTCAAAGTTCAAAGGACCAGTTGAACTTACGTCACCCCCATACCAAGTCACCCCCCTGACCGTGACTGCACTAGAAGCGCCAGTCGGCATTTGTTCTATCACTGGATATCTTGGATACGATTTCCAAGAAGTGTTATCAACAGTCTCTTTGTCTAAAACTACTCTTCCAACCGTTCCGTTGATTCCTGTTGTTCCGGTTCCGAAGTCTGCGATTTCTGCAACCGGATAAAACCCCGATGACTCACTACCATCAGTCCCTGTAGTGTAAATAATAGCAGACATACCAAAGCACTCTGGCATGACGTATCTGGGGTCTACCACATAAACCAAAAGCAGGGCTTTGTTGCCGGTAGTTGTAGTTGTGAATGTATACTTATGTGGTTTACTCGGAAGACCTACTTCACCAGTAAATAGATTCCTATATGCAACGGAAATTGTGACGTAGTTACCTTTGTCCCACCCTGACGGACCCGAAGGCGATCTTGATGCGGGAGCTTGCGTTATCCTTGACCACTGACCTTTCGGGGTTCCTAATGCTCTAGTAGCTTTTGTAGTCAATTCGTGGTCACCCTTGCCACGAATAGTTGCTGTCAAACAATGTCCATGACCAGGAACGGCAATAATCAAATCACCATTGCACACATGGGCGTTTACTTTTCTCCGTGGAGGACAATCAAAATACTGATTGTAGATTGGTGGAGCATTTACAATCCATGCAGGAACATATTGAAGGTAGTCTAGGCCGTTACCTGAATTGATCGGGTTCCCCCAGTATTCCCACCTTGTATTGATCGTGGGATAATTGATCTGACCATCAAACGACACCCCCAAAAACCCATTGTCCTCCCAATCCAACAAGTCTTCACCTACCCAGGAGGCGACTGCTTTCTTTTCTACAACGGAATTTCTGTGAGACTCTGGCGCGTAAAATGATGACTCCCCAATTATCACCGGATAACCATCAACCCATTTCAAAGCATGGGCACGATTGCACCTTGGAACAAACACCTTGGAACCGTCTTCTAAGTAAGACCAACCCGTAGAATCCAGGCTTTGAACTCTGATCGCGGTGGTGCCAGTTACTACTGCATCATATTCCCCGTGAATTACTGTCCTGGATCCTCCAGTTGTCATCAAGTGAAGGTGAATGTAGACCTTGATTGTGGAACTGTCTACTTTTAGGCCATGACCAACACTTCTTTCTCCCGGCCTATTTGGATCGCCTCTTTCAACATCCAGATAGATTGTAGTTTGTGTTGAGCCGCGAGAAACAAACTGCGCGTATTTTGTGTTAGATCTACTGACACACGCTGCCGATTCAGCAAGCCTTGGTGTTGCAGCTTTTGCAAAACCAGGAAACCTTTCAATTTCAGTCCCGTCTCGTCCTATGACACATCCTTCAAGAGTCGAGAACATTCCTGCACCAGGAGTCAACTCCGAAGTATCCGACACCCCTCCCCAAACTGGGGCACCACCCTTTAGGCTATATTCAACCGATTCATTTGGCATCTTTTATCTTAGGTCGTAAGGACTACTCACGTATCTTCCATTGCGAACTGCTGGATGCCTAACCTCGCGGACTTGAACCGCAGTATGTTGCATTCGCTTCAGTTTGTTGAGGTAAGCACGCATTCTAGTATCTGCGGCACTCTTCATGGCGGCAATCGTTTGAAAGTAAGCCATGTCGCCCTGACGTTCCGAGATTCGCAACACCGCCGACAAGATGACCGATTCGTCAAACTGTCTTGGAACCGCACATCGATCCGTGTCTGAAAGCATGTCCTGCCAGCCGATCTTGTAGAGAACAAAGACCGATTCCCCACCAATGTTCTGAGACATCCTGACTCGGATCCCCGTGTTCTCCTGGTTCATGTTTAGCATCGACCAGTCTACGGGCGTTCTTGATGGACTTCTCAGAATGTCGATGAGTGTCTCAACCCGTGTAGGAAGCTCAAACGTCTTTCCGCTATCGGTCGAGGTGAGAGTCATTGTCTCCTCACGCTTGTTGAACAACGCCAGATCTCCAAGGCTTGTCATCACTTCGTTCTGAGCAAGATTCAGTTGAGTGTCCAAGTAAGCATCAGTCAGGTTCCTGTTACCGCCCCTAGAGATCCTGTCTGACAACAAAGTCCTCAACTGGGCTAACGTCCTTCCAACATGCTTTCCTTCTTGAGGAACAACGTATTTGTCTTGGGCATCCCAACTATCCACCCCCAGACCAGCCGCGCTGATCGTCATGCCCCAGTAACCAGCGTCTTTGGTGGTGAATGATCGCGATACGTTTACACCACGATCCAAATAACTCAGCGTCGGGTTCTCGTCATCGTCGTTGTTGACGAATCCACGGAGACGAACCCCGTTCTCCTCGTTGGTCACTGTGAATCGGATCTCTTGAAGCACGCCAAGCTCGGTGGAACTCACCTTCAGCATACTTGTAGAAACATCGACAGTAGCCAAAGCGTCCTCTTGACCACCCGTGCCTTTGTTATACCGATGGAAAACAAGGGTGCAGTTGTCAGTTGCCGTAAAGATAAGGCGCATCTGATACCCATCTTTTGGAGAGTAAGACGCTGCCGTAACATCGGAATCCAAGCGAGCAAGAAGTGATATGTATTGACCAGCACCAAAGGTGGTCACAACCACGTTCGCCTGGATGTGCTGCTCGGTGGACTGCGGAGGATTCTCAGACTGCCAAGCAATCGCTGGCGTTCCCGATGAACGCTGTGCGACACCATCCGTGACGGCAATCAACTTTCCGGTGACGTTCGTCCAATTCGTCAGCAGGTTATCTTCAAAGTCTTCCGCGATTCTAACTTGAGGACTGTGTGCCATGCTAATTCTCGAACAAAAGTCCGTGGCGCTTCAGTAGACCACGACCCTCATCTCGCCATACGTGTCGGTTTCCAGTAGTGCGCTGAACACACCTAAACAATTCCGCTGGAATAGATCCAACATGACTCATCTCGCCATCTTCTCGGCGGGACCCACTTCTAATTCTTGCAGTCTCTTCTGCTCTCCCCCGTTTTTCAGCAACAACCTTCTTCATGTGTTGCTCCTGCTGGGCCGGGGTCCGGTATCCCTCGGCCTGATTGCGCCCAGGCTTCGACGGGTCGAAGAGTGTTTCACCCTTGCGATTACCTTTCACAAGACCGATGGGAGTCTGACCCTGCCAAACTCTAAACGTGTCAACACCCCCACAACTGGGGCACTCAGGATTATCTGGGCGCTCATCAGACATCTTTGCCTCAATGAACCATCCAAATTCACAAGAGCTACAGTCGTAGGGGTATCTCATCATTTACTTCCTATGCAGATGCTGCGGTTCCACCGATTCCTGCTCGGATGTTGTCACACTGCAAGCCCATTTCTGCAACGCAGAAACCTTCGGTCGAATCGCCAGTCACCGCGAGTGGAACGTGGGACAAACCACGCAGCACCGTCCGGTGATACATATCCGGCTCGATGATGAAGAAACACGAAGCATGGGTATCAGTCGTGTCTGCCGACGCGCCAACCGGGTATTCAAAAGTAGTCGAAGAAGTCATGTAGCGATCCATGTTGATGTAGATATCACCATAGTCGCTGGAGAAGACATCGATCGTCTCGTCCATCGTCTTGAAACGCTGCGGTCGGGTCGGCGTGAACGTGTTTGCCGCTCCATAAACCAGAGCGAATTCAGAGATGATCCGCTTGATGTCGTTACCACACAACATCAGCGACCCATCAATGTTCATCCCCTTGTTCCAGCCCTGGCCCAAAACAGTGTGCAGTTCATCGCGGGTCAAATCAGCGGCTGTGGCCTGATAGAATGAGGCATTCCTAAAGTTATCAAACTCCTTGCCGTTGATGTAGAAACTGTTGTTACCAGCCGCTGTATCCGTCTGGTAAAGCGTCCACTGACCAAGGCCAACAGTGCTTCTTGCTGACGAATCAGCGGCTACAACTGCCTTGGAGAAACCCCAGTGCATGTTGTATTCCATCTGCTTCATCACAGCGACGGCGGCTTTCCAAACTTGGTAGTTGTAAGCATCGCTCATCCCCGCTTCCTTGACGGCGCGACGGGAGTTCGCAACATGCACCGATTCCATGACGATGGAAAGTGAACCAATAACACGGACAACTTCAGCGCCCGCGTTTCGAGAAGGAGTTACACCTTCCAAAGAGTTTGATACCGATGACGGAGTAGACAACTCATCCATTGCCCAATCGTAATAGGTGTCGTGAACTTCCCTGGAGTCGAGAAGTGTGTTCAGCGGAGTATCCGCTGGAGTCATAATTGAGATAAGCTCAGAAAGATCTTCGCGTATCGTTGTGCCACCGTAAGTGACATTTCCTGCGTAAGCCATTTGTCTAACGTCCTCTAATACTTCGTCATCCTTCGATGCCGAGTTGATGATTTATGTAGTCTAGGCCAGCCTTGACTTGTCCACCACGACTCTTCCCCGAACGGGCATCGTGCATAGATGAAACAACCTTATCAAGACCATCTCCAGCCTTTGGAGCGGCTTGTGATTTAGTTGATCGAGGCTTGCCAACTACATGCGAATCGGGCACCTCCGCACCTTGCGGAGATACACTCTCATTACCGAAGAGATCTGGTGAGCGAGAATGTGCCAGAGTTCTAGCATCGTCCTCGCTCATTCCTGGAAACTGTGTTTGGATAGAATGCAAAACACCCGCTTGCTGAATGCTATAACCACCTTCTTCCATCAACTGCCATTTGGCAGCAACTTCGCTATCTGGTGTTTGCACTACAGGCTGGTTATGGATTTGGGCGACTTGATCTGCCGTCCACGCCATTCTCTGCTCATCCGAAAAGTCTCCCCATCCATTAGGCCGATCTTTACCCTCATAGATGGCGGATAAGGCTTTCTCTCGATTCACCTCATCCAGTTCACTTCGTAATTGTGCTAATTCCTGATCCTTATCGTTTAGCTTGCTTGCAAGCGAATCGAAACGGGCCTTCGGAATTCGCGGTTCGCCATCATCCTGGGGAACAGGTTCATCAGTTTGCCGTGGCTCGCTGATTTGCTCCTTTTCAGAATTATTGGCCGCTGGCGGTGAGGTCGGGGATTCCTCAGTTACACCCTGTTCGTCAGCGGGGATTCCTCTCGCTTTCCTGATTACTTCAAGTTGTTGTTCGGTTCCACTCATGGTTCACGATTCCATTCTACAGTGATTTGTCATCTGATCGAAAGCCTACCTGTGTTGATGAAGCACAGTGGCTGGTTTACGTTTATCGTTTCACGCCGGGTGCCTTCGCTGCGGGTGCTGATCCCTTCGCACGGATATCATCCTTTGCGAGGTAACTAGCACTTGCCGCTGGGATGGAACCCGAAGTTTGACGCTTCTTGCTGCCGTTATTGACAGACAACTTCTTGCCTTTCTTTCCCATGACTAAGTTTTTCTCTGGGGTTTACGACTCTTCCTTAGCACCTCCAACTCAGAGGTAAGGTCATTGAGTCTGGATAATATGGTTTCCGATGAGCTACGCAGCTCCATCAAGACTTCGATGCGGCCAACACACTTCCCAATAAGAAACTGGGATGGTTCTTTATCATCGTCGGAGCGCATCAAAATTTGATCGCTTGCAAGTCTGTGATCCAGGTAAGCCTGAAACTGAGGAAATTGGATCACATCTGATAAAGCCTGTTGGGCACGCAGTTTTTCTACTAAAGACTTTTCACGCTTTATAAACGTCCTGTCTTCAATGTTTTTTGAGAGGTCTTGAATATACGACATCAGAATGAGTTCTCAGATTGGAAGAAGCCTTGAGTTCTGTCAGCCGCAGGAACTTGACCCATGTTTGGAGATCCGTTTGTCTGACCTTGCATTGAGCCGGGGCCACCAGCTTCCGACGCTTGTTTGTTTACCACACCAGGACCGTTTGGCATTTGCTGATTGCCTGTAGTGCCTCTGCTAGATTCAAAATCTTCCGAAGGATTAGCAAACGGACCAGACTGACCTTCCATTTCTCGTTGTTGCGCGGCCTTCTTCTTTTGAAGCGCGTTGTAATGAGACTGGTAATGTTCGCGAATGTTGTTGATGACTGTTGGAGTTAGGTCGAGGTAATCCGTGTCTTCTGAAAACAGCACTTCCTCTCCAAACCATTCAAGCAACGAATCCAAATGTTCTTCATCGTTGTCGAGTACGTCAATTTTGACTTCCTGCCCTTGGGTCAGCATCCAGTTTTCTTCGTGCTGAGTGCATAGGTCTTGCTCGCGGGTTGGTATATGCACGATCTCCGAAGAATCCACTCCACCAACAATGTGTTGAGCCAACAACTTCAAAAGAAGCGGTTCGTTTACCATGCCTGGATACTTAGCAGCAACCGGAGCCGTCAAGTTCAAGAACTGCATGATTTGCGTAGCAACAAGATCGCCGCTGTGCAAAGAACCAAGAGCAGTAAATGTAAAGTCAAGGCGACCCTGTAACGATTCAGGATCCATCGTCTCATACGCTTGCAACCCCTTGGCTTCCTTGCCAAGAACCCGGAACTTCATCGGGCCGGTTACATATTGCTGATTCAACGCATGGAATTGCTCCAGCATGTCATTCAGCATCATGGTGTATGAGTGAACATAAGAACGCAACCGCCGACTAGACTCAGAAAGTTTCTGCGTTGCCTCGGTTGCGGTGCCGCTGTCTTCCGTCCCTGAAAGCAGCCGCGTTGATCCTGTAATCTCTTCAATGTTGTTCGCTAATATCGAATCAGCAAACCTCATCTCACCAAGCGTGGACTTCGCTTGAATCTGTTGCATCCCTTGCAAAGCGCCAGCATCTACCTGCAACACTGCCCCAGGCTCTAACTCCCAGAGGTTATCAGGCATGTCACCTTGGTCATTCAACAAGATAACCGGACACATTGATTGCTTATGACTTCGCAGACCAAGAGATCGGTGCTTGTTCATTTCCAACTGAGGACGAACAGCATTATCAAACGGTCCAATCGAAAAGAAAGTGAACGCATCGCGATTCGCCCTGCCTACTGCGTAGGGCCGGTGTTTATCGTCGTATGGGTTCTCTTGAATGCGGACTGGCACCCGGAAATTCACAACAGTGATTACACATTCCCGAGTCCTACCGGTCCCGTGGAGGTCAAACCGTCCCCATAGCTCGCACACGTAGAACGATTTGGGTCCACCTTCTGCAATCTCGTCGTGAGGCCCCCGCTGGATGCCAGTCCTACGATTATTGTCTCTATCCTCTTTATACCAAGCAGAGTAGTCAGTCCTTCCTAAAGGAGACTCGTCTTTCAAGGCTTTGGTGTTTTTGAATATCCCACGATCAGCTAGATCGTTGATTTCATCCAAAGTCATTTTGGTTATGTCACCGACGTATCGTGCATCTTTGACATCAGTGCAATCAGTGTCGATAAAGAAATCAAATGGATCTACAAGTTGCGCTCGCGGACCATTGAATACGACCTTATCTTCTTTCGTTAGCTTGCAGGTGAGTTTGTCCCTACCCTCGATACGCTCAGTCTTATATTTCCTGACTACTCGTTCTTCAGTCTGGATGTCCCAGAAAGTTTTCAAACAAGCAAAGCCATAGGACAACATTGTCCTAATCGCGGGCTGGACGTTCATTCGGAAACGGTCAATTTCCAATTGAGCATTTAGAAAAGCATCTATCTTTTTGCTTTGATCTTTGTCGCTACGTTCCCGGCCATGTGAACGAAACCATTCATCCATGCCTAAGACTTGTTCTTCTACACGGGGAACCATTCGTTCCATCGCCATGTAAAGTTCAGCAACCTCGCCTTCGCCTTCCTCTGAACGCATCCCGTCCATCAAGCGACGGATTAGCATCCACGTTTCGTGAACATCGCCTTGTTCTTCCTGGAAACTTTGAAGGACTTTAGTCACATAGTTTGTAGCCCTACGATCACGCTCCTCATCAGTGCCAGCCAAATTCTCATACGGAATTTGAATAGACTCCCAAGCCTTTAGGTCTTCAGGCGTAGGTTCTGCATTGATCTCAACGGAAATCGAACCTTCTTTTATGTCCGACGAAACAGAACCAGAACGACCGGGTTCGACAGATGGCCCAGTCTTTAGTGGCATCTCGCGATTAGTTGCTTTGACTACCATGGATCACCTATCGAACCCTAATCGGAAGGAACAAACGCTAGGAGGTGGAGTTTTCCTTCTGTAACGAACGAACACTAAGCAACTCCTCCCCCGGATGAGGAAGAAGTCGCGTGTTTCGATGCAATTCTCTTATTCTTTGTCGAGGGCAAAGACTTGCCTTGCGCCTGGATAATTTCATTGATCATCGCCCTAATAGCCGTCGTTTGCTCCGCGAACCAAGGCTGGCCGGAAGAAACCGCGTTTTGGCGTACAACAGAGACGCGATCCCTAACCTGTTCTAGCTTTCTCAGCAACTCGTCTCTGTTCATTGTTTTCCTTTGTATCGGGAGATCCAAGACCCGTGAGCAGTATGCTCCCGTGACGGTAAAACGTCAACCAACTGCTTTCGACCGTTTACCAACCGCTCCACTGGGATCACCGTGCCTCGACGGCGACGAGAGTCTCGACGGCGACGTTCACGCTGCACGTTTCCAGGTGAGCAAATACGGTAACCCTTGCTATCCAAAACATCAATATCAGCGATTGCGTCGGCTATGTCGTTTTTTCCGTAAGATGGGAAACGGATCAGCTCCAGAACCATCTCACCATCAGGCAAAACATCGCCCGACTCTCCGGTATAGCCTTCAGGGTCATATAGCTTTTTAGTCTCACCGATATCCGTAAAGACCCTTGGGATAGTGTCTACAAACGAAATCGTGCCACGGCTAAACCGCTGCTGGAGTTTGGCAATCCGCTGCTTCTTGCTGTCTTGGCCGCTGCCACGCGGAACATCAACCATGTTCACCCGCGTCTGACGAGCCTTCGATTCTGCCAAAACCATGGCTTTGAACGTCGCATTCAGGCCGATCTTCTCAAATAGCGTCTTTCGGATTGGGCTACGGGACTCCCACCTTTCGTGCATGTCCAAAATGTTCTCGACCACCTCCATCGGGTTCAAATGACCCACAAAGCAGTCCAAAACGTAAGCATTGTCCTTTGAATCCAGACCAATCAGCACGCCAGCCGAATAACAGCCCTCGTCTTTCTCCGAAGTTGCAGTATCCACAATGAGATACGGCGATAAATCCTTCATCCAGTTTTCATAACGAATTGAGATAAACTGCTCGCGGAAGAACAACATCTGATCCGAAGATAGACACTGATTCAGATACTGAGACGAGAAATAACCTGGGTCCTTGAGTTGATTGAACTGAAAACGCAGGAACTCCTCGTTCAAATGAGCAAACGTCGGAGGACCGCCAACTAACTCAACCTTGCCGTTCTCGCTCCTCTCCAACTGCATCCCGCAATCCAGGATCAAAGTGTCAAACTCGTCCTGAAGATTGCCCAAAATGTGACCATACAGATCGTCATCGTGATAGCGCGTGCCGCACACAACCATCACACCACCAGGATCTAACAAGAAAAATAGACTCTTGAAGCACTGAAGAACCTTCTCAATCCCCTCCTTGTTCTTCACGTTGTCTTGGTTCACCAGATCGTCAGCGATGATCATGCTGTAATGACCGCCAACCCGCGTCTTATCTACCCCAAAAGTGCATAAACCCGGCTCCTTATCAGCTTTATCAAGCGATACACCGCTCAACGTCAAGGCGCTGTTGTTCCAGACAGGGCCGCGAACGTCACCCCAAAGATCCTTGATCTTCTCGCTGCCCTCAAAAATCTTCTTGATCCGAGCCAGAGACTGCTTCGCTACCTCGTTCACCTCCATCCCATACAAAATACGGGCGTTTGGATCACGGAGCATCGTTCGCATCACCAATGCCTCCAACATCGATGTCTTCAAAGATCCTCGCGGAGCCTCCATATGCTTCGTCCGACTCTCTGTGCTGTCCAAAAACGTGGTCATCTGGAGATGAGGACCCTCCGCCCGCACACCACCACTCCCACGGTTCACTAGCTCACCCGTAATGTGATGCTGATCGTAGTTGTAACCGCAAATGTGGCGAGCAAAAAAGCCCGTGTCCGTCTCCGCCTGATACTTGAATGCCTCCGGCGTAATCATCCCGCTGCTACCCCCGGCTTTTTCGACTTTATAGCCTTCCTCGCCTTACTAGTTGCCACGCAACCAACCACACCACCCAAAGCCCACAATGCTCCAACCATGTTCCCCGATAAAGCGTTCGTCGCCACATCCTTTAGACCACTCTGAACATCAGGATCCGACAATATCTCCATTGCCGCCGGTAAATCCAAAAGAGAACAGCCGCTCAATAATAGTAACAAAACACAACCGTATCTCATCCCAACCACAGCAATATCAAAACTACGAACGAATAAGAACACACCCAGCACTCAAGCAAACCATATTCAGACTCGTTACTCAATCCTGCAAACTCCTCAATGCTTCCATTAGCTTCTCGTTCAACTCCGAATAACGACTCTCCTTCTCAGTCATTTCAGCCAGATCCTGAAGCCAAACTACCGCTCGGATGTAGCGATGACGATATAAAGCATACGCCGCTTGGTAATCCGATAACGTGAAGGGGGTCAGCACATTTACTCCGCCCTTGTCTGGAACGTCAGCCATCGGGGAAGAATAGCTATATGGGACCCTTTTGGATAGTCACAAGGTTAGGCTCTGCCCTGATCTAATATATTAGAGCTGCATGGGACCCATTCGGAACCCCCCCTACCCCCTCCCCCCTTATGCTTAGAGCAGAGCAGAGGCTGTAAACCCCTAGCCTAGCAAGCCTTGCGTCTCCCATTGGCGGCTAAACCAGGGAAAGACCGCCAAAAACCCCGCGATACGGTGGGTGGTATGCATATTACGGCATTCGTACGCTCGGCGGGTTTGCGATTGTGGCGATCGACATCGCTAAACCCCGTGCGACTAGAAAGATAGGAAACAGCGAAGGGCTTTGACCACCTCATGACCACCGTGTGACACGCCGAATGGCACGCCATAACACCTTACCAGAAAAGGGTTTCCGGGGTTTTTGGACGTTGTGACCACCGACAGGGGAGATAGAGCAGGGTATGCAAGTGCATTTCCACGGTATTACTCCCTAGCGATATACACCTATCCCAAATGCGCTAAATAGTAATATCATGGAAATTGACTTTTCCAGTGTGGGCTATTCCTCCAAACGGTGGTCATAACAGTACAGTACTAACCTAAACCTATACTATATATATATATAACACCAAACCAAACCCCGTGCCACAGCCGTGTCATAGCCGTGTCACACGCTGGCACTATTATCTGTCTTTCTAGTCTCAAAGTATTTTCCCTTTTGTTGTGGTTTCTTTCTGTCGATATGATCTAATAA